GTTATCAACAATAGCATTTCCCATCGAACCTACTATAGATGAAACAATATCAATTAATTTTGGAATTCCTTTAATTAATGAATCCAACATTGTTTTTAAAACTGAAGTAAATACCTCACCTATTTTTGAAATATCCCCATTCGCATTTATTATTCCATTTGTAAATTGCGAAATGAGTGAAACTCCATCAGTTGCTAATTCAGTAAGAATTGGAAGTAATACACTTCCTAGCGCATTTTTTGCAGCAGTACAACTATTATTTAAATATTGTAACTGGTCGTCAAATGCTCCATATGAATCTAAAAGTTCGCCAGATAAAACATACCCAGACTGGTGTGCTTGCTCTGCCAATTCTTCCATCTTTTCTGATCCTGCTGTGATCAAAGGATTTAGTGCTTGCGCCGACCTTCCTAATAAAGTCATTGCATAAGCATCTCTTTCTGTTTCATTTTCCAGTTTTGATAATGCATCAATCAATTCCCAATAAACGGTATCGCTATCTCTCATGTTTCCATCTGCATCTAAGATTGCAATTCCTAGTTTTTCATATGCTTCAACATATGTTTTACTTCCATCCGTTGCGCTTTTCATTGATTTGATATTCTTTGCCATAGATCCTGTCAATGTTTCTAAAGACACATCTACTAATTCAGCAGCATATTTGTACTCTTGTAACTTATCAGTAGCAATTCCTGTAACTGTGCTTTGAGTTAGTATGTCATCTGCATAACTAGCTCCTTCCTTTGCCATATTTACAAGCGCCTTTCCTGCAGATATAGCAGCAGCACTAACTGCAGCAAATGCCGCAGTCATGGTTGCACCTACTGCTTTGCATACATTCCCTAAACCACTAAATTTTGATGATGAATCATCTGCTTGTTTTCCAGCATCTTCTACTTCATCTCCAAATTCATCAGCTTTCTTTTCCGCATCATCAAACTCTTTTCCTGCCTCATCTAATGCTGCATTATTTGAGTCTAGTTCTTTTTGCATTTTATTAAGTTCAGCTTGTGCATTATTAAGTTGAACTTGCCAATTCTTTGTTCTTTTATCTGTCTCGCCAAATGACTCTGATGCATTATTTAATGCTGATTTAAGTGCTTCGATTTTCTCTTTTTGTGTTTCCACAGATTTTGTTAACACTTCATTTCTAGCAGTCAATGCTTCTTGAGATTTGTCCTGCGAACTAAACTGACTTTCAACTAATTTCATCTCTGAACCCAAAACTTTGAAAGTTTGTGTAATTTCTGCAATTTGCGATTTAAATTGTTTCTCACCTTCAAGTCCTATTTTTAATCCAAAATTATCAGCCATTTACACTCACCTCCTAAAAGCCCTCTGGGATTATGTCATCTATAAAGTGTTCAACCTTAGGTTTAGATATCCCATTAAATTGTTTGTGACATTCCCATAAATCTAATAAAAGTCCAAATGGCATAAACCAAACTTCATCTTGGCTTAAATGCAAATGGACTATTCCGTAATACAAAAGACGAGTAAACAACTCATCGTCATCTACTCGCCCACCACGTTTTTTGTGTTATCTTCACTAACTACATTTCTTTTAGTCCCTTTAAGTAAACTTTGCGTAATAGCTTCTTTGAACTCACCTAATTCATTAGGCGTAGTGAATAACTCTACAACTTCTTCAGTTAATAGTTCTTTTTGATTTTCTTTATTTTTGAAATTGTGAATTAAAATAGGTTGATTTGCCAAGATTGTAATTAACCAAATAACTTCAGTTAATGCAGTTTCTAAATCTTCATTCTTTAACAATTTATCACCTAGTTTATCTAATCCACCATATCTTTGAGCGATCTCTTTTGTGGCTCTTGTGGTTAAAAGTAATTCATATTCTTCGTCACCTATTTTTACGAATGCACTTCTATCGTTCGCCATAATTATTCGCCTCCTTCTTCAGTTGTATATGCTGGTTCATAAACAGAGTTATACCAATCATCTACAATTGTTTTATTAGTATCATTTTCTGTTACTTCAGCTTTCCACGGATGCTTTCCATTTTCATCGGTTTTATTTCTTCTCATAATTGTTCCTTCAATAGTTGGTGTTGAGAATGAAATACTATCACCCTTTGTTGCAAGGTTAGTTGCAGGAATTCCAAACAACACTCTATACAACCAATAGTATTTATACTTACCATTTGATTTCTTTGCTCTAAAACCTATTGCAACTGGTTTAGCTGAATCTTCACTACCAGAAATTAATACTCCATTTTTATCAATTGTTGCTCCAATTAATTTAGCAGCAACATCATGACCAATGTCATCAATTCCTAGCGAGATAGTTCCACCTTTAAATTCCTTCACTACTTCTGCTTGTCCATCATCTGCATAAAGAGTTGCTTCATTCAACTCGATAGATAAATCTGCAGAGATCGCTTTAGCAAAAACTGAAGGTGTTGAATATGTTTCATGCCCGCTTTCATCTTCTGTTATTTCTGCAAAATGCAATTTATCAAGACCTATTGTCGCCATATTTATTCCTCCTCCACGTCATAGTCTTTTGCGACATCTATTGTGTAATGATGGTACTTTGTGTCTTTTTCAAAACCGTTATACCTTCTATCGGTAATAGTTATGTCGCTATTAATCATTTTCTTTTCAATTTGTTTCTTTAAGGATAGATAGTTTCCTTTTGAATAAATTGATATTCTTACTTCTTCAATATCTTTTTGCGGCTCATTATCCGCATACAATTCATAACTCGATACAACAGGGATCAATACTACATATTGATTTGGTGCTGCATTTGAAAAAACTCCAGTTTCAACTGGAATTTTGAGTTCTTTTATTATTGTTGTTAGATTTTCTAGTAGACTCATAATTTACCAATCTCCTCTTCTAACTTGTTAATCATTGCTTCAGCACATGATTTCTTTGTTGCTGTTTTCGCAGGTTTTAAAAATGGTTTTGCTTCTTGTCCATGTTTACCATATTCAATAATATTTGCTATCATTGCGTTTGTTTTTCCATCTTTTCTAGGTTCTCGAAAACCTATTTTAATATTGCTATTTCCATTTTTATCTTGCTTTACACTACTGATACCAAGTGAATTTACAAGCTCACCAGTAGATCTAGATTCATACTTTGTTTCTTTTCCAACAACTTCTTCAAGATTGCTTTTTACCTTCTTGTATACAACCTCTCCACCTGCTTGCAGCACTTTTGTTGTTATCTCATCTGTTTTATTACCCAATTTCGATAATTTATTTATAAATTCATCAGGTAGTTTAATAGTAGCTTTAGCCATTTATAGCAACCACCTTTTTAGCTAGGACCTCAATGTACATCCCTCTACCTTTTACATTTTCAATAGATGTAATTTCATACTTTATATCATTACAAATTAGTATCATGTCTTCTGTTATTTCTATATTTGGAATGGCTCTGAACCTGAATAAATCAGTCGCTTCGCTAAAGGTTGCCCTGTTTGCCCATTTTTGGCTTCCGTGTCGCCCTTCTTTGTAAGCACGAACACTTACAACCTTATTCATTGTTTCGCCCACAAAACCCGCAAAATCGGGCGAATTTGAAGGGATTACAATGTCGACAAACTCTTTCATCTTTCCATAACTCATACTTTCCACTCCCTATCCAATCTTAAAAGGATATTAACCGTATTCCATACCTGTTGTCCTGCTTGAACATTATCAGAAAAGAAGCCACCTGTTGATCCATCTCTACTTTCGTAGAAATGAGAAGCAAGCATTATAATCGCTTGCTCTGTTGTAGGTGGCATTGTCTTTTCTTTGTAATGTCCTGCTTTCAAATGCTGATAACTTTCTGCATAGGATACGGCAGCAGTGATATATTGTTCTAGCAGTTTGTCGTCTACATCGTGAGTAATAATTAAGTTAGCTTTCACCTTTTTTAACAATTCATCCATCACTACTGCCTCCTATCTTATTCCTCGCCAGCTTCTTCTTCTGGTTCAGTTGTTGTTGATTCTTTAATTTGAAGAACCTTAATTGCTTCAGATAGAACTAACTTTCCATCAACTCTTTCTTTAGCTAAGAATGCAACCATTCCATTTCCTGCGAATAACTCTTTCAATTGATCGAATGAACGAACTCCTCTATCACCAATTGTATAATAAGATAAGTCACCAAATGCTAGCACTTTCTTTCCAGCAGCTATTGTAGGGAAGAATGCAGTTGTATAAACTGGATAACCTAAAAGTCTATCTGGCTCTCCTTCTTTTATAGATGGTTGCCATAAGAAGTTACCATTTAAATCTTTCAACTTACGAATAGCTAATAAAGTGTTATCATTACAAATGAAAAAAGCGTTCTTTCTATATGGACGCTTTAATGAATAAACTAGATTTAATACTTCATCTGCAGTTATCTTTTCACTTGCAGTAACAACTCCTACATCAGCTCCGCCTTTATCTGCTAAAATTCCTAATGGTTTACCTACACCATCACCATTGATATAAGCATCTTCCTCTGAGTTACTTAATGCTTTAGCAAATTTCTCAATTAAATAGTTCTCTAAATCAAATGCACTATCATATAACAATTCATCAGTTACTTTAACAGCAACGTGTAATTTGTGAGCATCTAGTAATACTTGAGAGAATGTTGCATCTCCAAACGATAATGCTCCACCTTCTTCAATCCAAGCAGCCGCAGGATCTGTTGCTCCGATATTTATTTTATGGTCACCACTTGTTGTTATAACATTGGCGAACTTACGGAAGATATTTTCTTCTTCTAATTTTTCGACAATTTTTGAGTCAGTTTCTTCTGGTACTAAATAACCTCCATTAGCATCAGTACCTTCAGATAAAATGTTACTTATTTTACGGAAGTTTGAACGCAAAGCATCAAATACGGCTTTTTTATATTCTGCAGAACCTCTACCATGTGATGGTCTTGAATCTGTGTTTTCACTTAATGGTTTTGATGTCAAAGGTTTATTGATTGCCTTATTCATTTCATTTTCCATTTCTTCTCTTCTTTGAAGTCTTGAGATGCTTGCAGTTAATTCCTCAAACTCTCTCTCCATTCCTGCATACACTGTATCATCTTCTTTTGATAATGTTCCATTTGCAGTTTTATGAGTTTCTAAAAACCCATCCATTGTTTCTAATAATTTTCTTCTTTTGTTAATTAATTCATTTAAGCTCATAATTTTTCCTCCTTTGTTAAATGACTTTTTTTAATGTGTTAATTGAATTTTTTAATTCACTCACATTTCTGCCTTCTTTTAGAGTTGTTGCAGTATCAACTTTATCCTTCATTGCTATCTTGTTTAGCAATGTGTTTGCAAACTCACGACTTGAAAAAGCATAAGCTGGAAGGACTACTGTTTTCTTTTCATCCTCTAAAACTCCATCAATAAACTTCAACTCGATCGCTTTGTTTGCATTCATCCATGTTTCTGCATCCATCATGTGACTAATGACGGTTCTTGATAAACCTGTCTTAAGTTCATAAGCATTTATAATTGACTCTTTTACTTCATTCAAAAGTTCAATTACTTTGTTCATGTCTCGATAATCACCAAATGCAGAAGTTGCTGGATTATGAATCATCATCAGAGCTGTTGGCGACATTAAAACCTTTGTTCCTGCCATAGCAATAACTGATGCTGCAGAAGCTGCAATTCCATCAATTTTTACAGTTACCTCTCCTGGATAATCCATCAACATTGAATAAATCCTACTAGCTGCAATACAATCGCCGCCTGGACTATTCAGCCAAAGATTAATAGGACCTTTACAACTAAATAACTCTTGCTTAAACATCTCTGGTGTCACTTCATCATCAAACCAGCTATCTTCAGCAATTGTTCCATTAATCTCCAGATCCCTTTCGACTATTTCGCCTTCTGTTTTTTGATTTATCCAATTCCAAAACTTCCTCTTCATCGGCTTTTTCCTCCTCCTTCTTTGTTTTATTTGCATAAGCTCCTGCATCAGCTAATTGGAGCATACTGCCATTGATTAAATACAAGTCCCCGCCTTGTTCTGCTGGAATTCTATCCATGTTTTCTAATTCCCTTATATCATTCGCGCTCATCCACCCATTTTGTCTGGCTGTCGCATAACCACTTGTTCTTGAAACATAATCCCCTCTTAACAAACCTTCTAAGTTAAATTTGAAATAATACTTATTCTTTTCATCCGCAGACAATAAAGAACGAGCAAGACTTTGCTCCCATCTAATAACCCACGGATCAAGTGTGTACTTTACAAATTCTAGAGATTGTTGCTCTATATTAGAAAAGCTCGACTTCTCAAGGTCACCAACCATGTGTGGTGGAACTCTAAAGATTCGAGCTATTTCATTTATTTGGAATTTTCTTGTTTCTAAAAATTGTGCTTGGTCTGGAGATATAGAAATAGGTGTGTACTTCATACCTTCTTCTAAAACTGCAACTTTGCCTGAATTTCCACTTCCTCCAAATTGTGATTGCCATGCTTCGCGAACTCTCGCTGGATCTTTTATAGTTCCAGGATGTTCCAAAACACCACTTGGCGCTGCTCCGTTAGCAAAGAACTTCGCACCATATTCTTCAGTTGCAATCGCTAAACCAATAGCATTTTTTGCCATTGCAATAGGCGAATATCCAACTAATCCATCAAATCCTAGTCCTGGAATGTGAAGCACATCTTCCTTATAAAGGTAGACTGTAGTACCTTCACTAGTTGGTGCTTCATCTTTTGAACGAGTGTAGGTGTAATAAATGACTCCGTTTTCATCTCTATCAACTTTCATTTTATTTGGCATCAACGGATAAAGAGCAATTATCTCACCTTTACCATTTCTAATTATTTGAGCATAAGCATTACCCCATAAAAGCAAGTGAGTCATCAATGTCTCTCTAAAAACAAAAGATGACATTTCTGGATTTGGTTCATCATGAAGTAAATGATATAACCTATGGTCTACTGCTTTTATTTTTCCATCATCCGTGTATTTATAAAAGTGTAACGGCAGTCCTGCTACAGCTTCAGCAAGTATTCTCACACACGAATAAACTGCCGTCATCTGCATTGCTGACCTTTCCGTTACATTCTTACCACTTGAACTTCCTCCCATAAAGAAAGTAAAACTTGAACCAGCAGTTCTATTCTGTGGTCTATCCCTAGATTTAAATATTTTCCCTAATAATCCCATTAAAATTACCTCCTAAATAAAAAGCAATCCACGCTGGTCGTAGATTGACTCATCTTCTTTTTTTGCATTTCTTAATGCTCTATCTAATGCCATAACCATCGCTACAGCACCATCTATCTTTTCAATTGACTTTGATTTATCCATTTTTATATTTCCTGCAGGATCTGTTCTTATGGATATGTTATCCATCATCCATCTCAACACAGGATTGCCATCTTGAGCTATTTTCCTTCCAACCACCAATGTCATCAATTCTTTAGTAGCAGGACTCATATCTTTAAATCCCTGTCCAAATGGAATTACATTAAACCCAAGAGCATCTAGGTTTTGCGTCATTTGTACAGCACCCCATCTATCGAAAGCGATCTCTTTGATGTTATATTTCTTACCAAGTTCTTCAATAAAATGTTCTATGAAACCATAGTGAATAACATTTCCTTCAGTAGTTATAATGTACCCCATTCTATTCCATAAATCATAAGGGACATGGTCTCGATTAACTCTCTGTGTTAGATTTTCTTCTGGTATCCAGAAGTAAGGTAATACATAGTATTTGTCATCTTCATCTGTTGGCGGAAATACCAAAACAAATGCTGTTATATCCATTGTTGAAGATAAATCCAATCCTCCATAACAAACACGTCCTTTTAAATCATCTGGTTTAAAATCAACTTTACATAAATCCCACTTATGCATGGGCATCCACCTTTTTTCCTGCTTAACCCATTGATTCAATCTTAATTGTCTGAATGCATTTTCTTCTGCAGGATTTTGTTTTGCAGATTCACAAGCCATTCTTACCTTCTCGATATCAACAGTTACTCCTAGACTTGGATTTGACTTTTTCCAAACTTCAGGATCTGTCCAATCGTCATCTTCATCAGCACCAAAGATAACTGGATAAAACGTGGGATCAATTTTTCTTCCTTCTAGTATGTCCTTTGCTTTTTGATGCACCTCATAACATATAGAATTTGTATCATCACCTGCAGTTGTTATCAAAAAGAATAATGGTTGTTTTCTAGCATCACCAGAACCCTTTGTCATAACATCAAATAATTTTCTATTTGGTTGTGCATGAAGCTCATCAAAAACAACGCCATGAACATTAAATCCATGTTTTGAGTATGCTTCAGCAGATAGGACTTGATAGAAGCTATTTTTATATTCAATTCTATTCTTTGATTCACAAACCTTAACTTGTCTAGCAAGCGTTTTATTAAGTGATATCATTTTCTTTGCAACATTAAATACAATCTTTGCTTGGTTTCTATCTGCCGCACAACCATATACTTGTGCTCCTTCTTCAAAATCGCCACAAGTTAATAAAAGAGCAACCGCTGCTGCAAGTTCACTCTTTCCTTGTTTCTTTGGTATCTCGATATAAGCAGTATTAAATTGTCGATAATTGTCAGGTTTTAATATACCAAACACATCTCTTATAATTCTTTCTTGCCAATCCAGAAGTTCAAAAGGTTTATTAAACCAAACTCCATCTGTATGTTTCAAAGATTCAATAAATAAAACTGCCCTATCGGCAGCATTCTTGTTGTAGTAGGAGTCAGGTGCTTTGAACTTGGTAGGCACATAATTTTTGAGTTTTCCCAATGACTCCACCTCCAATTGCATAAAGAAAAAAGGACATTACTGTCCTATTTTCACTGTATTTGTGTATTTGTTTTGTTAACTAATTGTTATTAAAATTAGGAATTATTTTAAAAAATTCTTCCATTTCTTCATCACTTACTCCTAGAGCTTTTAGTGATTGCCTTATGCCACAATTAGGACATATCAATGTATTATTGTCCTCTCTTGATATTGCTG